CAGGGGTTCAAATTTCGTGGTATTGACAATGTTATGAACGAACTTCATGAATTATTCTCAAAAAATGAGGTATTCATACTACAGGAAGTGCAGAGCTTTACAACAGAGAACAGGATAACGAAATCCGGCGGTACGAACACATTCACAAGAGCTACGATAAAGTTCAAGTACATGACCACTGACGGATCGTATGTTGAAACGGTAAATGTAGGAGAAGCTCAGGACAGTTCCGATAAGGGTTTTAATAAATGTATGAGCATAGCGTTGAAATATTCTCTACTTCAAATGTTTCTGATTCCTACAGAAGAGCAAAAGGACCCTGACAGCACGACACCTGAGGAAACGGATTTCCTTGCGATGGCATTGCAAGAAGTAAGATCAAGCCTGTCAATCGAGACATTACAGGTAGTATGGGGAAATTATAAAGAATTACAAAGTGACAAACGTTTTATTGAAGCGGTAACAAGAAGGAAAGGAGAGTTGAAATGAAACTAATCAAATCACAAGTCGTTTTCAATCCCGATGAACATACTTATATGCTAGGAGATAAGGAACTAAGTGGTATTACTTCCGTGATAAGCAGACAGCTTTTCCCCGATAAATACCGTGATGTTCCCGAATACGTGTTAAGGAAAGCGGCTGAAAGAGGTACTATGATCCATAGTATCTGCGAACTTGTCGATGATATGGGGATAACTCATGACAGCGATGAAGCACAAGGATACAAGGAACTGAAAGACGATTGGGGATTGAAGTACGAATGTTCCGAATATCTTGTATCTGACAATGAGCACTATGCAAGCTGTATCGACAAGGTTTATCGCGAAAATGAAACTGATTTTACTTTGGGAGATATAAAGACCACCTACGTACTTGACAAGGAATCTGTAAGATGGCAGTTGAGTATATATGCATACCTTTTTGAGTTGCAGAATCCGGGATGCAATGCGGTAAGGCTTATAGGTATATGGTTGAGAGGCAAAAACCATGAGATAGTAGAAGTCGAGAGAATACCATCAGAAGTTGTAATGAATCTGTTGAAATGTGATTCGGAAGGCAGACAGTTTGTGAATCCCTATTCCATATCCCCTGTTACTCTTCCTGACGAGTACCGAAAGATGGAGAGGACAATACAGGAAATTGTGTCACAGGCAAAATACTGGTCCGATAAAAAGAAAGAAATAACTGATGGCGTTATGATGGCTATGGTAGAAGCCGGTGAATATAGTTGGAAAGGTGATATCATATCATTTACTCGCAAAAAGGACACTATCAGAAAGGATTTCGACAAGAAGGCGTTTGAGAAAGATTATCCTGATTTGTATAAGAAATATTTAAAAGAGATTCCAGTAGTTGGAAGTGTAACATTAAAAACAATATAATTATGGCAATTTTAAGTGGTTCTATCTGTCTCTCTGATATACCTCGTGAGCAGATGAAGAAAATTAAGTGTAAAGACGGAGTTGAAAGAATCTATGTGAATGTGGCTGTTATCGAACGCAAAGAGAAATCCCAGTTCGGACATACGCATTTCATCACTTGTTCTCCTAAAAAGGAAGAACGGGTAGAAGGAAGGAACTATATCTGCGGAGACCTCAAAGAGTTTGTACCTCAGAATACATCACCTAGCCCAGAGGATATAAATAATGCGCCAAGCGTGTCGGATGATGATCTAGATTTGCCATT